AATAATCTTTTCGTACGTGCAAGGCTTTGATCGAAACAACAAGCCGTGTTTTGCCACCAGTAAAGCCATCGCTGACCGTTTTCATTTGAACGAATCCCACGTGCGTTTTGCTCGTTCTGCTCTTGTCAAGAAAGGGTTGTTGAAACGAATTGAACGAGATGGTCGAATATACTTTCGGACTAAGTTTGTGATTTCAGGTTGGTGTCCATCGGAAAGTGAGTCTGAAAAAGATGAACAAAATCAGCTGTTGGATAAACCAACACTGTTGGCTGGCACCAACACCACTGTTGGAAATACCAACACCGACCGTTGGCCAGCACCAACACCCACTGTTGGCCAGCGCCAACACCCACCGTTGGCTGGCACCAACACATATAATAATACTTATAATAATAATTATAATAAAACTAAGATCCAAGATCAGGTAAGTGTTTCACTTGGTAAGATTTCCGTACGACAGCCAGAACTCAATCTTGAGAAAGCAAATCAAGCTGCGGAACGGTTTGGACTACGTCGTAGGTTTGGAGATGCCGATTAAAGGCTCCACAATGAACGCTGTGGCACGATAAGGACCTAGGGTATATCTGAGGTAGGTCCAAGATTAGAATTGAATAGCGTTCATCCTAAAGGCTTGAAAGAAAGGTTGTGCGAAGTGGTTAGAATGTGTACATTGGAGATGCGTGATCTAGTCCATCATGTCTCCATGCCCTCTCGTCAGTAAGCAATTACCGGCGAGAGGTTTTTTTTACTCTTCAGTGTCTTCTGCAAATAATTCTTTGACGTGGTCGAGCAACCAGAACAAAGCATCTCTTTGCCCTAGCTCAAATTCACCTTTCGGCTCTCCAAGCATTGTATCCACTCGTTCAACAAAATCATTTACGTAAATCTTGAGCTGTTTCGCTCCCGCCACATACGCAATTTGATAATCTTCAACTGCCTGTGCCCGATTACGCCTCGGACAAAACTCAGTACCAAATTCCAAAGCGTCTTTTTCCAATTGTCCTTTAATGTCCATGACTTATGTACCATTTAATAGCCTTTGCAAGCGCATCTTTCAGCGACTCACGATTTGATTTTGCAATTTTTACAAACTGACTAAACACCTCCAACTGCACATAAACAGTTTGTCTTTTGTAACCAGCTGGAGGTGCGTCGTAAGATTTGCGGTCAGGTATTTTCTTCATTGTTAACTACATATTGCGTTAGCCGTTCCAATCTGAATTTGGTTTTAAGCCTATTTTCAGAAATTTCTACGGCACCATTTTGCAACAGATATTCCCTTGCCGCTTGCCGTTTTGTCTCGTCAAGTGGTGATAGGTCATACGTTGTCGGTGTTAGCTTACCAGGTGCTACAGCTTGCACGATTTTAGCTACATCACCTTCAAGGACTTTCTTACCACCTACAATCTCACCTGGTGTACGACCTGTTCTAGGTGCTGGCTTGTAGTCTTTTACAGCAGCGTTACCGTCATCATCTTCCGGAGCTATGCCACAAGCTGCCATTACGCTGTAGCGCCTTGCATATGTCAAAGCCGACCCAAACCCTTGAGCGTCTTGTTTCGACGCTGGTACGTGCATTTTACCACACGACAGCGACTCTCCAGATTCATGGATAAAGATAGTTTCTACAATCACACCATTATCACATTCGTGTACTGTCTGAATTAAGCCAATGCCATTGTCATTTAGCGAATCAATTACAGCCTCAATACACGCTGACAAATCAGCATACTTCGATCTAAAATGTGGGTTAGTGCTAGTCTTTAGTGCAGGACCAAAGGCTTTTTGTGCTTTTACAAAAGCTGCGTAAATCGTTTTCATTATAGGCCTCCGAAATTAAATACAGCCTCGTCTATTTGTTCCAAGAGATTTTCTGGGTGTACGTTGGTTTCTGCGGCAATCTGATTCCAACCGTCTTCCGGTTCCAGAACTAATCTGTCGCCGTCCTTACTAGCTTTTACCCAAAATTCTACATCGTTGTGTTTCATGAGTAGACGCCAATCGCCTAATTGTAATATGTCCATTTTTGTCTCCATTTTCGTTTTAATCTCAATTTTCCAAAATATTTTTGGAATCGAGAAATTATCCATACTATGTGTATACACTATGCGTACATAGTGCACACTAGTGCTTTTTAGCTTTTTGAGGGGTCAGAATCACATCGTGCTCGCTGTCAACTTGCTCGGTAATGTAACTAACGCCGTGTAGTAAACTACGACTACAACCATAGCGGGCGGTCTCACACGTGAGCGTATGCAACGTTCTCTCACACGCTACGAGTATGAGACCGATTGTGACCGGTACCCCGACGATCATCGATGTAACCGTAAACCAGCACCATAATTTATTGACCATTTTCCACCTCTTTATTGCTTGCAATTAGCCCTTTCGACAACGTCTCCCATACTGACAGCTTCCGTGTTTGTTGCTCACGTTGCTGCCAGTATGCAGTATTGCCATTAGGCCGTGAGGTCTTGGCTTGTGCGACCATGCCCACCACGCCGTCATGATACGCACGAATACCCTCTGGTGTGCCGTAAATGACGACACCGTCCGACAGCAATCCGCAGCCTGATAAAAGACAACACAAAGCACCAGCGCATATAATACGCATAAATCCCTCCTATTTTGTTGTACTACTAATCACTAATCAGAATTGACTAGCTAAGCGAACGCCACGTATGGCGCTCTAAAGCTACTCACTTTCCAAGTATCCAAGGTCGATTAGGTGCGCCGTCAGCGTCATTAGGTACGACTTCTATTGTTTTCTGCTTATAGTATGGGTCCATGAAGCCCGTAGCCGCTCGGTATGGGTCAAACTGTTGGCGCTCGGTTTCAACTACCGTATACCCGTTTCTATATGTGCCATTCGCTGCGCCGTAATAGTTGGGAGGCGCAGGTACTCCAGGCACTAATGGTACAACCTCATCTGGTACAAGGCCGGGAATGTCTTCTGCGTGCCAGTCTTGAGCCGTTGCAACGGTAGGAACTAATAAAGCTAGTAAAAAATACCGTTTCATCGTGTCACCTGTCTCACTTCACTCGGCCGTTGATAATACTCAGCTACACCCACGCAGGTGATAACGATAGCCGTGACCATTAGCATGAGAATTACACGCAGTAGGTCTGTAAATGCTTGTTCTAGTTGATCCATGTTCATGTCTCCTTAAAATTGAAACGATATGTACCACTCACCCTTGGCATCTTGAAAAATACGTCCAGACGCTTGCCCCTTTTCCGATGCCGTTTGATATTCTTCAAACGAGTCAAAGGTTAGGTACTCACGGATTTCGGCCGCAATTTCTTGAGTCACTAACGCTTGAACATCATCAATACTCCAACTTGCAATCTCCTCATCATTCCATGCCCCATAGCTCTGAAAATAGTTTCTTACCTCTTCTATTTGTTCTGCCGACAAAAGTGCGTGTTCCTTTGCATAGCGTTGCGAATTTTCCCACGTTAGATTTCCTGCGTTGTCACCTAATTCGGCAATCGAACCAGATAAAAAGCACATTTCATCCGCATCCTTCATCATGTGTGTTATTTTAAGTTCCATGTCCGTGTCTCCTAATTATTTATAACAAGCTCTTACTTCTGAGGGTTTTCTGCCAGTTGCAAAGCAATATCTGGTTACTGCATCTTTGCAGTTTTTTGCCTGAATTGTCGTACAAACATACTGCCAAAATACCTTTGTAACAGTTGGAGAAATTGGTAATTCTTGCCTTACATGGATTTCAATTTTTTTGTTCATAGTCCGTGTCTCCTTTGTATTAGTATGGGTTTGTCCAGTTATACGCTTGCGTATCTGTAACCTGTCGGTCCTTGTTCAACATATCGACGAAGTTGTTAAACTCTTCTCTTTTCATAATCCGATCTCCCCTAGCATCTGGATTACTTGCGACAATCTCACGCCACATCTCTGAGAACAGAGCGAGCACTTCTTTCTTTGTTAGTTTGCGTCTCATAGTCGTAATCCTTTATTAGTCGTTATCGAGTTGAACGTATTGAGTTGTGTATATCGTGCCAACTTTTGATTGATCGTCGATGTACCCGTTTTCTGTGACGATCTGATAACTGAGGGTTAGTTTGATGTCGTACTCGTGCGCATAAGCTAGTTGGCGCTTGTCGATAACAGTGCCCCAGCCTTGTCCGAAACTAACCTTGTCACCGATGTTGATTGTTTTGTTTGTCATAGTCCGTTCTCCACTGAGTGTTAATCACTCTATGTAAACATAGTAATGGATATGATGCTTCACTGTCAAGAAATGATTCATAATTATTTACAGTGAGTGAATTGAGTGGGTTAGCTACGTATTCAAAGATATTTGAAAGAAACG